TGTTCCGCTTCCCGCAACTCCTGAAGCTGAACTCTGGGAAGGTTGGGGAACTGCTTTAAAGCCAGCTTATGAACCGATCTTAGTAGCCATAAAACCCAACGATGGAACATACGCTCAAAACGCTTTAAAACATGGCGTGGCTGGATTAAATATTGATGGTGGAAGGATTGAAACAGAGGAGGTAAAAGAAAAGACCAGTATTCAGAAAAGCGATATTTGGAATAAAGCTAAGGGCGGTAATTTAAGATCGGTAGGAAGTGGGGCAACCCATATTAAAGGCCGATTTCCGGCGAATATAATCCTGGATGAAGAAGCCGGGCGGTTGCTGGATCAGCAGAGCGGAGTTTTAGAAACAAGCGGAACTGTAAAAAATAATAAGCTTATCAGACATAAGAAAGGGCAAAATAATATTTATGGCGAATCAAACAGTAATATCAGATATGGGCATAATGACAAAGGCGGAGCTTCCCGTTTCTTTTATTGCGCCAAGGCTTCAAAGTCTGAAAGAGATAAAAAAAACAATCATCCTACGGTCAAACCTCTAACCCTGATGAAATATCTCTGTACTTTAACTAAAACCCCGACAGGAGGAACGGTTTTAGACCCGTTTGCAGGAAGCGGAACAACCGGACTCGCTTGTATTGAAACCATGCGTAAATTTGTTTTGATTGAAAGAGAAACGGAATATTGCGAGATAGTCAAAGAAAGGATTGAGTCTGAAGCCAGCCAAATGAGGTTTTAAGCAGAATGATTGATATTGAAAAAATACTCGAAACATACTCAGGAGACAGGCTTTGGAGTTTAAGGCATAAACTGGAAACCGACTATTTCTATCATGCGAAGTTTTTCCTGGCTTTGAGAGAAAAACAACCGTTTATTGTTGGCCGTCACCATGCGATTATAGCACAGACGTTAGCAAGGGTTATCAATGGAGAGATTAAACGACTTATAATCAATATACCGCCGTCTTATACTAAAACCGAACTGGCCGTAATTCAATTATGCTCTTATGGATTCGCTATCAATCCGAGTTGTAAATTTCTGCATATCTCAGGTAGTGATACTTTAGCCCTTGATAATTCATCTAAAATAAAAGATCAGATCACTAATCCGCTTTTCTATAAGCTGTGGGGGGTTACTCTGAAAGATGACGCAAAAGCCAAAGGGCTTTGGAAAACCAATTATGGCGGTATGTTCTATGCCGTTTCAGGCGGCGGTCAGGTAATAGGATTCAGAGCCGGAAGATCAAAGCCTGGATTTCAAGGCTGTATTATTATTGATGACCCTCAAAAGCCTGAGGATATGTTATCACCTGTTAAGATAAACTACTTTCCTGACAGATATAAAAGTACATTCAGGCATAGAGTAGATAATAGAGAAACACCTATTATAGTCATTATGCAAAGGATCCATGATGGAGACTTTTGTAATTTCCTACTGGAAGGCGGAAGCGGTGAGCAGTGGCATCATCTTTGTTTACCTTCACCGATTGTTTGAGCTATTAAATAATCCTTAACAACTGAATAATGGGAAATAATGGGAAATAATGGGTTTTAAAATTATTACAATACATAGTTCAGAGCACACGATACTCTGTGATTGGTGTAGTAAAGACTGGGCGAATGATGAAGTAACAAGTGGGGGGGGTTTTATTTTTAACCAAAGCTTTTTGCCCTGATTGCCACGCACAGGAAATGGACGAAAAAATTGTGGATATTGGAGAAGAGGATTTTATTAAAGGTTATTGTCCATCAGATGTTTCATTTTCGACTTGGGTATTGTTATTACGCTTTTTTAAACGAAATGTAGAGGAATTGAATCAATATCTTAAACAATCAAGAATTGAATATCAGCTTTCAAAATGCAGTATTCCCACGCCATACCGATAGAACATAACCTCCCTCCTGGCCCGTTATGGCCGTTCAAGCATACTGCCGAAGAGTTGGAAGAAATGAAAACCTCAGATGGTTATAACTTTTCGGCGCAGTATGAACAGAATCCACACCAGAAAGGAGGTTCTATATTCCTAAATGAATGGTGGGGATATTATTCTATTCTACCACCTGACTTTGAATATAAAGCTATATTTTGCGACACCGCCTTAAAAGATGGGCAGCATAATGATTATTCTGTTTTTCAATGTTGGGCAAAATATGAGGGGAGGATTTATTTAGTTGATCAGTTCAGACAGAAAATAAAAGCGGTTGATTTAAAAAGAGAACTGATTAATTTCTGGAATAGCAATAAAGGCACTACGGTACAGCCGAACAGAGGGCTTTATATTGAAGATAAATCAAGCGGAACTCAATTAATACAAGACATTCAGAGAATCGGCGGAATTCCTGTCATTGCCATTCCGAGAAACAAGTCAAAAATAGAAAGAGCGAATAATTTAGTCAACTGGATAAAAAGCGGTTTACTTTTTTTACCGGAAAAGGCAAGCTACATTCAAGATTACAAAATAGAGTTTGAAGCGTTCTCACCTTTGATGACTCATAAGCACGATGACCAGATAGATCCGACACTTGATGCTATTGAAAATATGTTAATTAATGACGGGCAGGTAATGCACATTCCTAAAGATGAAAAACGAACCTCTTTAGCTCCACGAATGGACTCAAAATCATGGTAATTTTTAAAGATAAAGGATGGAATGAGAGAAATTAAAACGCACAGAGTTAAGAGTGATTATTATTCTAACCAATTAGAAGTCAGTGCAATAGGAGAGAGGGGCTCTGGTGGAGCTAATTTAGAATATCAGATTCGTCCTGATAAAAAATATTTATCCGATGATTTATTCATTAAATTTCAACATGGCGATCCTAGCATATTAATTAATGGTATATCTAACGAATCATTACTAGCAATAGTCTTAGATAGATTAGATGGTTTTCAAGGTGGTAAATTCCCTAGTGATGAAACAGCATTTGCTATTGAACATATTGAACGTGCATTAGCTTCTATGCAGACAAGGACGTTAGAAAGGATAGATCGTGGTGTTATCGGCGAATTAAAAAAGTGAAACAAACAACACTCACTAATCAACAAGTAATTTATGGCACATGAACAAGTAAGCAAAGAGTTACTTAATTTTAAAGGAATAAAAAGAACAGCAGTCGGAACCTCTGGGACTGATTATTCAGGCAATAGGTTTGATGAGGAGTATCTATCCAAACTTACCAATACTGAAGCCGCAGACATTTGGGATGAAATGAGGCGGTCTGATGATCAGATAGCTATGCTTTTGAGAGTAGTCAGTAATCCTATTATAAGCGCACGGTGGTTTATATCTCCGGCAGATGATAGTGACGAAGCTAAGAAAATAGCGGATTTCATTACTTTTATTCTGTTTGAAGATATGGGAACTCCGAACCATCCCAAAAGTTTTGAGAAGTTTAAAAAAGAAGCTTTAACCTCTGTTCCATTCGGGTATGCCTTATTTGAAATTACTAATAAAATTGTCTTTGATGATGAGATTCACGGAACATATATCGGTTTAAAAGGACTGGATTGGAGATCGCCGCGAACTATTGAAGAGTGGTTTATAGCCAAAGACGGTGAACTTTTAGGAGTAAGACAGATCGATAGTTCCCAAAGAGGTCAGGATGTTGTTATGGATGGCCGATTTATCCTTCATATCGCCGCAGACATGGAAGGCGATTTATACGAAGGTATTTCAATGTTACGACCTATTTACGGGAACTGGCTAAGAAAGGATTTTTTCAGAAAAATAAATATGATCGGCTTTGAGAGAGCTGCGACAGGCGTTCCGGTCGGCGTGATACCATCAGGGCAGTTAAATACTCCTTCTCAAACGGCTTTAGAAGATTCTTTATCTAAGTTCGTTTCACACGAGCGTCAGTTTATGACTATCCCGGAAGGTTACAAAATAGATTCTTTAAAAATAGAACATGACGGAAAAGATGTCGGTGAAGCAATCAACGCTGAAAATGTAGGAATGACTAAAAGCTTCCTTGCCAACTTCATGGAGTTAGGTTTAAGCGGTTCTGGTTCATGGGCTTTGGGTAGGGATTTATCAGATATTTTTCTATCAGGAATTGAAGTATATGGAAATGCTATCACGACACCTATTAATCTGAAACTTATACCTCACCTTGTAAAAATCAATTTCGGCAAGCAAAGGAAATACCCTACACTGAAAATAGAAGGGATAAACGATAAAGTAGGAAAAGAATTCGCTGAAGTACTAGGAATATTAAAAGAAAACGGATTAATTCAGGTTACGGATAGATTAAAAGAAAGCCTGCATAAAAAATATAATCTGCCTGATTTTGATAAGGATTTCGTGGAAGAAGTCGAAAAGGGCGAAGAAGACGCAGAAGATCAAAAAAAAAATCAATTTTCTGAAGTAAGTTATAACCTTGCTGAAAAAAACGTCTCAGTCGGTATTGAGAAAGCCGGAAAGCAAATGTCTGAATTAATGGCAATCGGTATGCAGAATAGAGGAAATGAACTTGTTTCTAATATGATGGAGATTTGGAGAAATACTCCGAATTCAAAACGTAAGGAAGAGGTTAATAGGCTTAAAGTTCCAGGCAGAAACGATTATAAAAAGGTGATCTCTGAGGCATTAGCGGAAACTTACGTACAGGCTGATAAGTCAGTCAGAATAGAATTATCAGGCGGAGGCTTGAAGCTGGCTGAAGAAGCGGAAATCAGAGACTTACCAGCAGAATCAAAATCAGCCGGAAGTTCACAAGCTGATTTATTGGTAGAAACTCAGGACGCAGACATTAGAAAAAACCTGTTTTTCTCTTTTACTTCCAAAGTTGATACGCTTCCTACGGAAGCACAGATGAATGCTAATTTATTAGACGTTGTAAATCGATATGTGACCGGGGCAAGCATAAGAACAGCCGGCCCGAATGCTATAGCCAACGCCGTAAACCTAGCTAGAAATGCTGTTTTCCAGAAAAAAGAAATACTTGAAAGGATTGAATCTTTTGTCTTTACTAATCCAAGCCCGAAAGCGGCGATTTGCATTCATTTAAAAAATAGGGTATTTACTAAAGAAGAATATATAATAACTGATAAATTGCCACCATTACATCATAACTGCAATTCTTTCATAGTGGCACAGATTACGGGAAGAAAGGGAATTAAACCATTAAGTCCGGCAGGATTGAGCATTCAAGGCTCTGATAATCAGATAGAACAACTTCAGAAGAGTATAACTTTATAATGCAACCACTTATTTTAGAAACGATTGTTATATTATTAACTGCCGCAAATACCGCCGTAGGAATGAGTTTTGTAGTCTGGTCATGCTTTGATATAAGGGGGAAATAATGCCAGTCCAGAAATGCACAAAAGACGGAAAGCCCGGTTTTAAATGGGGTGAACAAGGAGTCTGTTTTTTAGGTGAAGGCGCACAAGAAAAAGCCGCAAGCGTCGGTCGTGCTATTGCTGCACAAAAGGCAGGAAATTTATTATTCAGCAGTCATAAGTTATCTGAAAATAAATCAAAACGTGTCCAAGTAGTTAAAGTCGGAAATTTTACCCATGCGGAATTGGGGAAGTTTTCTTTTACCTTGCCTGACTTGCAGGAAATGAAAGTTAATTTTGATGATAATGTCAGGAAGCAGAAAATCGATGGTCGCCCGGTTCTACCCTTTGATTATAGCCATGAAGACGGAGAAAAAGCGGCGGGGTGGATTGTACAACTAGTCATAGAAAAAGACGAAAACAATGTAGATTCATTATTCGCGGAAGTAGAATGGACTCCTGAAGGAGCCGAAAGAATAAAAAATAATGAGTTTAAATTTGTCTCACCCTTTATTCATCGTGGATTAAAAGATAGTGAATCCGGGGAAAGACATAAAATAGTTTTAATGGGTGCGGCTTTGACTAATATCCCATTTCTTAGAGATATGGAGGCCGTAAAGCTGCTATCAGAATACAAAAAAAAGGCTTTTCAATCTCTTTTTAAATTGTCTGGTGACGAATCAGACTCAAATTTTAATACAGGTCAAAGAATGACTTTAGAAGAAATTAAGGGCGGTTTAGCGTCTTTGTCACCGGATGATCAAAAAAGACTTTTTGAACATTTGGGCAAAAGAATGAATAAAAAAACATTGGCTCAGGATAAAAAATTGTCTGAAGACTTAGAGAAATCAAAAAAAGATTTGGAGACTGAACAAGATAAATTGAAATTATCTGAAAAAGAACTAAAAGACTTAAAGGAAAAAATGGGAGATTCTAAAGACTTGGAAGACCGTTTTAAACTGTCTGAAAGCAAAGCTACTAAATTAAGTGAAAAAGTTAATTCACTGACTGCAACTTTAGCTGAAAATGAAAGCAAAGGTAAGTTTGATGCAATGCTTTCTGAAGGTAAGGCTTGCGAAGCTCAAAGAAAGGCTTATATGTCCGGTAATATGGAAGAGTTTGTCGCAAACGCCGAAGTAATTAAGCTTGATGAAGAAGGTCAAAGATCAAAAGGCGATGAGACAGTGGATAACGCTAATGAGAAGGTTGAGAAACTGGCTGAAGAAAAAGCGAAGTCGGATAACATTTCTTTTGGCGATGCTACTAAATTAGTACTATCTGAAAATCCTAAACTCAGAAAAATCTTAGGTCATTAATCAATTATTTAAACTTTTAATCAGGTATTAAAAAATGTCAAGTTTTCAACCTTCTGTTTTCAACAGGTCATTACCAGCCGCAGCCGATTTGAGCGCAAAGCAGTATTTCGCTGTAGTCGAAAACGGGTCAAATAAATATGCGATAGCCGGGGCGAATGTTCTCATAGCTGGATTTTTACAGAATGTTCCTTTAATTAATGAGTTTTGCGAAGTGGCCACTATAGGGGGCGGCTCCAAAGGTGTAGCCGCCGCAACTATTGCAGTTAAAGATTTGCTGGAAACCGATTCTAACGGGGAATTAATCGTATCTGTCGGTACGCCCAGCAATGTTGTTGCAATCGCATTAGAAGCTGCGGCTGATGGAGACATTTTTGCAATTCAGCCGGTACTTTTTGAAGTAGAAACACCTTAATCAGCTTTTTTAATCTTAATCTCAAATATAAAAAATTATTATGGGACAATTAACTACAAATAGAGCGAGAGTTGATAAGCTGCTTACGAATATCAGCCGCCGCCAGAATGTTGAAGGCCTAGTCTTTAAACAAGTTTTAACTCCTGCTTTTGTCAAACAGCATTCCGGTTTGATCGGTAAATATGACAAAAGTAACCTGAGAATAGAACATGATATAGTGGGCGGTCGGACTCCTTATCCGAGAGTCACGGCTTCAATTAAAGATAGTGACCGTTATTCTTTGGAAAAACATGGTTTGTCAGGCGTTATCACTGAAGAGGATAAAGACAACGAAGAGGCTCCTTTTGATGCTAAAGTTGATTTGACAATGGATTTAACCGATAAAATCAAAACCGGGACAGAAGATGCTTTGGCCAGTCAGCTAACTAGCCAGTCACTTTTTACAAATAGCAAACTAAAAGCTACAGGTACTAGCGTTGGGTATAAGGATTTTGACGGTTCAGACCCTTTAGTAGACTTTAGTACTGCCAGAGAGTCTATTTATAATAAAACAGGTAAAGTCGTTGAAATGCCGGGGGGTTTTGCAATCGTACCTTGGCCGACTTTTAATGTTCTGAAATTCCATCCCGATTTAATCGAGAATATCAAACATACCGTCAACATGAAGGCTGGGCTGACTTTTGAACAGTTGGCTGCTTCAATGGGTGTCGCTCGTATTCTTATACCTTGGGGACAGAAAAATACCGCAGTTGAAGGTCAAACTGATGCTATTGCCAATATATGGGGAGGTAATATTTTCTTCGGATATGCACCGACAACCGGGACTAAAAGAACAACAAGTCTTGGTTTTATGGTTCAGAAACGTTCGGCTGTTCGTGTTTTCACGAATATTATAGATAATCCACCGAATGCTGAGGAAATTCTGGTTGATATTGAGTATGATTTTCTGCTTACTGATGTAGGAGCAGGGTTCTTAATTTTTGATACTCTTGGTTAATCAGTAACGGTCACTATCTTTAATTGAAGCCGTGACTCTCGGATAAGGAGTCCGACCGCCCACTATATCATGTTCTATTCTCAGGTTGCTTTTGTCAAACAGCATT